CAGTAAGAATGTTGAAGATAAAGCTGCTTATTTAGAAGCTGGTGCTGTATCGTATAACTCTGTTATAACAACTTCTTCAGATATCAGATTTTTGCTTCCTGATGTTAGTCAGGGAGTTCAAGAAGGTAACCGTGTAGGGGACCAAATCCGTGCTAAGAAATTAACTTTGAATGGTTTAATTAACATGAATCTAACATTTGGAGGATCAACAAATGCTACACGTTTAGGTGTACGTGTTTTTATAGTTCAACCTAAACTTTATATGGACCGTGCTTCAATAACAGCTAACGCTAATAGTTGGTTACCATTTCTTTTGAGAAAAGGCAACAGTGCTACCGCATTTAATGGAACTGTAGGTGATTTATATGCTCCCGTTAATAGTGAGATAATAACAACTTATTATGATAAAATCCATTATATGTCAATCCCATATATGCTCACACAAGCGGGTCAACAAGAAACTGCTTTTTCTTACAGGCATTTCCGTAAGGAATTTAAACTAAAAGGTAAAAAAATGCTATATGATAGCAATTATGCCGCCGGTCAACAACCAACTAATTATAGCCCTGTAATTATTATTGGATACGCACACCTTGATGGGTCTAGTGCTGATACTGTTAATACACAAATATCCTTATCATATTCTACTTTGTTGGATTTTGAAGATGCCTAAAAAATCACAAAACTCATGATACACCCCCTATGAGAATTATAAAAAAATAAGAAATTTTAACTTCTTATTTTTCCACAGCATATATGACGTCAAAAGTAGACATTTAAGCCCGTAGGGTAGTGCGTAGCTTCAACACTCACCTAGGCCCCAGCGGCTATGAGCGTCGCACCAAGACCGGATAGCTTTAGCGTCCACCGGGTCCCAGCCTACCATCGGGGCTGGGGGTGGCCGGTTGTAGGTTTGTCTATGTAGACGTTTCTTTTGCTATTTGATTTTTAAAACAAAGAGCTAAATGTTCAATGTCATTTTTAATAATATCAATATTTTTAACAACCCACCTATCCTCTGATAATTTAGATAAATCCGGTGGAACATTCGCAAAGCATATTACATGTGGAGAGTTAAATAATTTTTGTCCGCTTTCATACTTACTGCTAAAAATCATGCCGTTTTTAATGCTCTCAATACTTTTGTATGAAATTTTATTTCCGTTATCTCTTGGGATGTCAAATAAAACTAAATTACACTCATCCATATTTGCCTCCATTATGCTGTACATAATATCGCCTTTTTTACCTTCGTCTATGAACACAATTTTTTTAGTGGCCGCAAGGTATTTACAAAAGGAAGATTTGCCAATGCCCCCTTCTGAGCTCCAAAACCAATAAACGTGACGGTCATTGGGTTCAGTTTCTAATATTTTTAAAATTTCAATTTGCCAATCCTTATCTGGTGTAATTAATTTTAGCGGTTTGGGAAATCCGTATATATACGGTTTGCTACCGGGCTCAGAGGTTGCACTTTTTTGACAATACTTTTCTGCCGCCTTCGGGTTCTTTGTTCTGGCCCATCTTACAAGATTGCCAAATGGTAAACGCAGCTCTTCCCATCTTGTTTTTTTAGAAAACCAAATGTTACCTTGTAAGTGTGGTGTATTTGTCGTTGGACAAATTTCTTTTTGAAATACATATTTTTTTGTTTTTTCAAAATTCTTAAAAGTAGTCTCTAAAATCTCTATATCACCAGGTTTATAGTTGTTATATGTAAAGAATAACATCATAAACTGAGTAGATTGCTTGGAAGTTGACCTCTTACTATTACCAACTTCCGCAATCTCTAACGTCTCTAAACTCTCTAAATTATCCATATTATAAAATAGGTTTATAAGAAAATAATTAATTCATATCAATTTTTTTTTTTATTTTATTATATTATAAATGCCTTTTATTAATAAGAGACGTAAATATGCTGCTAAAAAGCGTGCTGCTCCAAGACGCAAACGCGTCACAAAACCATCTAAGAAATTTGTTAAACAAGTTCAGAGCATAATCAGTAAGAATGTTGAAGATAAAGCTGCTTATTTAGAAGCTGGTGCTGTATCGTATAACTCTGTTATAACAACTTCTTCAGATATCAGATTTTTGCTTCCTGATGTTAGTCAGGGAGTTCAA